CTGTTACTGATACGACTTTTGGATCCTTTATGTCAAGCACTCTTCCCAGGTCTGTTTCGATATCATTGATTGTGTCTTCTGATAGTCCGCCTGCACCATCGCCTTGTCTTTCTTGCGACTTCTTGTCGCTTTCTTTCTTCTTGTTGTCATCAGGATATGTGTATTGATATCTTCCTGCGGATCCGGTTCGCTTAATGTATTTGTACTTCAGTTCTTCTATTCCTTTTTCGATTTTGTCTATTGAATCCTTGATCTCGATTGTTTCCACGTTCACTGTGTCTCCCTCAACTGACTTCATAAATTCCAGGCTCTTGGCCATTACTGATGTCATTGTTGCATTCGGATTGATTGCGTTTCCGGTCAGTGCAACATTCAACAGGTTCACGTCATCCAATAGTCTGATGCTTTTTCCTTCTCGGTCTATACTCTTGGTTCTTGTTGGTACGTATGCGATTGAAAATGCGTCATACATTCCGTCTTCCACGTTTGTCCAGATATCTTTGAATGTCATTACCACGTTTCCCTTCTGATCGAACTTCTTCCAGCTTGGGTTCATCTTCCACTTGACCAATACTCCTTTGCTGTCTTGGTTCTTTGTGATCGCTTTGCCCAGTGGGATCCTTGTTTTTGCTGCTTCTGAATCTATTGGGTTGGATCCTCTGAATGCTTCATGCTCGAAGTCCATCTTTATGGATCTGTTATCGAATTGTGATAGCATGCTGCTCATGCATGATTTGGTTACTATATCGTTGACGAGGTCCAGGTCTCCGGTTGAGATATATCCTTCAACGAAGTATTCTTTTCCTTTGGCACCTTGTAATGTCTTATAATTCAGCTTCTCGCTGTAGAATACGAATTCATTCTGTTTTTCGGCTGCCATGGTATTCATTTATAATAAGTTTCTTATTTAAACTTTTTTATGGTTAAGCATTATTTGAATCTTCTTCTTCACTCTTGAATGTCCAACTGCTTCTGCAGTTCACATGCGCTGGTGGCACTGGTCCCTGCCACTCTCCTTTTGGATCCACGAAGTCTTCATTCAATGATTTTTCCTGCCCATTTAGTCTTTTGCATAGTTCACTTGTTCTGTCATCTATGTGTGCTGAGTAGACTTTCTTTCCTGGTTGTCCTGCCTTTTGATACCCATGTAATCTTCCGAAGTTTGCTGCTCTGTTGCTTTCGGTCCTTGCAATCATTGACACTCGATTGTCTCCGACATCGAACACTTTAGTGATTTCTCCTTTGACTTGTTCAAGTGAGGATCCATCCATGAAACTCCTTTGCATCACTCCTCTCAGCTTTTCTGCGATGTCATCATTCATTCCCTTGATGTTGTCATAGGTATAATTGCCCATATAATCGATTGCGTTTTGGTCCGGTAAAATGTTGATGTTCAGGTCTTTCTCTGCTTCATCCCATCCCTTCATATAATTGTTTCTGATGATCTTGTTTGTTATTTGTCTCAGGCCTTCTATACTTAAAATGGCTTTTATCTTTGCTATGATTGAGTTGATATCTTTGACTTGCTTCAGTGTGTTCTTGCCCATTGCTGTTCCAAGTACTTTCTTGAGTTCTTCCTCATTATTCTTGTTGACATATTTGATTGCTTTTTCAAGTGCTTCATATCCGGTTGGTTCTTCTCCTTCCTTCAAGATCAGTGGATTATCTGTATTGAGTGTTTTTGATTCTTTCTTTTTTTTAGTCTTTTTTTTATCTTCGTCTTCTATTCCTGAACCATCTGCTCTACCTTGTCCAGGTCCTGCGCCGGCTCCATGTGGTCCAGTTTTGTCAGGAACGTGTCCGCCAGGTCCAGCTTTATTCTCTTCGTCTTCTTCTTCATCGTCTTCTTCATCTGCATCAGGATCTTCTGTTGGTTTCTCAGGTGGCCCTCTCAATGATTTCTTATCGTTGAGTGGAGGATCCTCTGCTCTTTTCTCTCTGTCTGAGTAGTTTTCCCCTTGACCGCCATATCCTTCTCCGAAGTTGAAGCTGCTACCATCTGATTGCATCCAGTCCTTTGGTGCGTCATCTCCCCATTCCAGTTCTTCCATTCCTTCTTCTTTCCGGATCTCATTGATTGTCTTCAGGCCTGATGATGTTTGCAGTTTGTATAATTCGTATTTGGTTGTCTCTTCATCGACATCGAACTTCTTGAATTTAAATTCGTATTTGTCCTTGGTTATTGTCTTTCCTTCTTTGGTCTTGATTGTTCCCTGGTATCCAAATTCTGAGACTATGCTCATGTTGTAGTCTGATTCAAGGTTTCTAAGCATTGGATTGATTGCCTTCTTTCTGAAGACCTTTGATTGTACGATCTGATTTGCTGCTCCTTTTGAATCTTCTGTGTATCCGAGTTCTACTGCAGTCACTCCAAAACAGGCCCACACCATCTTGGTGTACCATTTCTGCTTCTCGATTACTTGCATCTCGCTTGCACTGAATTCTATCCTTTGAAATGTTGGAGTCTTATTTACAATTGGGACCTTGTTCATTATCTTCTTCCAGGATCCGAACTCATCCTTTGTCCTTTGTGTTTCGAACCATTGTTCCTTGAATGCTTTTATCTCATCTGCATCTGATTCGTCAAGTCCTATGATTCCTTTTGGTACATTGTTGTCGTTGTAATATTCCAGATCGCTTTCTATCATGTACATAAGCATTTGCAGACTCTTGGCCAGTGTTTGCACTGGACTGAATCCGTAGTGATCATCTGTTCTCTTCATCTGTTCAATCCAGATGATTTCTTTCTTTCCGAATGGCACTGGGATTGGTCCTGTTATCCATCCGTATTGGAAATATGCTGCTCGTTCTCTGGCGCTTGTTGCAGTAATCTCCGCATATGGATTCAGAAGTTGTCTTCCTGAATCTCCAGCATCTGGCACTATTGTGCTTGGTAGAATTATGTCATCCCTGTTTGTGTACATCCCATGGATGTCTGGGTTCTTGGTGAAGGTTGCTCCGTCTCTGGCTACGATCTCCACCATCTCTTCTTTCATGTTGTAGACTTTGTTCAGCACTGCGCTGTTTACTTCCAGGACATCTCGCACTGGCATCCTTACGAATACCTCTTCGAATGATTCCTTGTTGGTGTTTGGGTTGTTGAAAAAGTTACGGATGTTTTCTATCTCTGCTTCATCTGATTGTTCTTCCATTCCATCCTTGACTACGATATCCCATTCGATACTTGCAATCTCATCGATTACTGTCCTGATGCACATTTCCACGTATGGTGTTGTGGCCAGGTATCTCACATATGTTAAATTTGCGAATCTTGGGTATCCGTATGGCGGTTTATATAGAAATTTAGGAATGTATGCTTTGTTGATTCCTTCACGAGTTGTTTCACTGAGTGCGTCAACTGTGATTACTGATTTCTTGGCGAATCCGAGCCAGTTTTTGAGTGATGCCATGAATATGAAGTGCTGAATGGGTATTTTTCAACCCTTGCAATTGTCACGAACTCAGCCATCCGCACCCATGTATTTGGGTATTCAGGATCGAGATAGTATTTATTAATAATAAGTTTGCTATTTAAACTTTTTTATGGTTCGGCATAATTAAGCGAACCCAAATGCCAGGCCAGAATTATCTCTCCAAACAAAATAAACCAGTGCATCTCCCCAGTCAGGACTCTTTTCCTCTGGATCGACTACCTTCTTTTTGTTTGCACTTGTTCGTTCCCACTTCTCTGATATCAGTTGATTTCTGATCTTATGATTCTCTGGGATGTCTATCAGGTTATTTCTCATGATGTCTGCAAGTCTGAAGTAGTTCTCGCTTTTCTTGTTCAGGAAGATGTCCTTCTTCAGTGCCTTTTCTCCAAAATGACATCCAACCACTATCACATTCTTGATTCCTTTTTCTGATATCACTTCCTTGAGTCTGCTTAATGGTCCGCTTCCGATTCCTATCCTGTCTATGTTGATCCTTCCTTGTACTTCTGGCTCTATGAATCCTTCTGTGATATCTATGATCTTGCCAACTACCCTCATTGGATCGCTTTTGGCTTCATTGTATGTTCCTACCACTTCGAAGTTGTTTTCGAACTCTATTCCCCATACTATCACTGTCTCATCCAGTCCCATCTCCGCAGGATCGCATGCGACTATCTTCTTAAATGATGCCATCTTCATCTGCAGTCCTCTGTTCCTGCTTACATACTCTGATTCAGGCATTGTCTTCCTATTCTTCTTGAGTTCTTTTATTTCCTCTACAAGCCTGTCCAATTTGGCTTGGAAGTTGAATTTGGTCTTCTCTGCCATCTGGATCCAATCAAGTGAGAATAAACTGTCTTCTGATTGGTCCGGGAACTTGCTCTCATATAATACTGTAAATTCTAAAGGCAGAAGGTCTCTTCGTTGTTGCTCTACGAACTTCTTTGTGGTCCTTCCTTCTTTCACTGCTTGTTGCCATCCTATCTGAATGACTTCCCATGCAGGATCCAGTGTGTGTTCGAATGCTTTGTTGTCTCTCTTCCATGGATTGTACAGTTCTATTTCTATTGCTTCCTCTGGGTTGTCTCCAAGCATTCTGCTGCTTTTTGTGTATGCGGCTCTGTTGATCAGGCATGCTTCATCTCTGATTAAGATATCGCATCCAAATCCCATCAGTCTGTCTGCATCTCCTTCTCCGCTGAAGACTCTGTATTCTGCGCCGGTTGTGAATGTCATTCTCTTCCTGGAGGCTTCCTTCCCAAGTCTCTCTGCGCCGGTTGCGAATAACTGTGCCTTGCTTAGAAGTGATTTGTCAAGTACTATGAGTTCTGATAAATATTGCCTGATAATCCCTGCTTGTTCTTCCTTTGGTCCAAGGAAGGCTACCTTTGCAGGCACTCCAAAATCAAGAAGTAGTCCTATTCCAAATGCTACGCACTGGGTTTTTCCGTATCTTGTCATGGCTGATATGCTCAGCTTCCTGCTTTCCATGAATGCTATCTTCCTTACGATCTCACATTGTCCTGGACTCAGGTCGAATCCCCATTTGTGTTTGACCAGTATGTCTACTCGCTTCTGTCTGATAACTTCATCATAGATTTCTGTATCAGTCAGATCCAGAGTCTTTGTCTCCATCGATAGTCCTCGCTTTTGTCTTTGAGAATTTAGTCAGCATTTCAGGGAATACTCTTTTCACTGTATCTGCCACTGTTGTTGCTCCTTCTATGACATTGGTGTTCTGGATCGCTACTGCAGGCATTTCTTGAGGTAATAATCCAATCAGTTGTCTTCTCTTGATTGTGAGCTGTTCTTCATTCTGTAGTAGAGCTATTGCCTTGTTACGATCTCCGGCTTTCTGTTTTTCATCCAGTGCGATTGTCCATAGTCTTTTAATCCTTTTTGCTTGGTCTACTTCAAGTGATGCGATATGTTGGTCTGGCGCTATATTGAGTTCTTCCAGTATTTCTTGTCTTCTTGATTTGACATATCTTGTGACTGTTCTTTGATTGATTCCCAGCTTGTGTGCTATTTCTTTGTAGCTATATCCTGTGATAATCATATCAGTGATTTGGTCTGATAGTTTCTTCTTCTCGTCTGCTGTTAATCTTTTCATTTTGAGGACATTATGGACTGATGTATTCTTGCTGCAACTGCCTGCATGACGTTTGTTGTGACTGCATTTCCCATCATTTTGTACCTTTGGGAGTCGCTTATCTCTACTGTTTCCCCTTCTGGAGTGATACCGAACTGTGTCCAGTTATCAGGGAATCCTTGCAGTCTTTCGCATTCAATTGGTGTGAGTCTTCTTATCCTGGCTCCGATTTCTATTGCTTGCGTGCTTCCTGTATCTATGCAGTATGCTTCATCTTCTTTGCTGATATGACCACTTCCATCTGCCTTTGGGTTCTTCTTCAGACTTGGTCTGTCTGCGTTCCTGGTTTGTAAACTGTGAACTATGATTCCATTTGGTTCGCTTGCTCTGAGAGTATATGCTTCATCTTTCTCTTTGCTACTGTTTCCAAACTTCTTAGAATTGCCTATCTGTGTTGGTACTATGATGTTTGCTACATCTGTCTTTCCTATGGCCATAAGTGTTGGACTGATGTCCTTGTCTGTTTTGTAGTGATCTCCCCATCTTGGTTTGCCTGCTTCCAGGTCTTCCTTGATTTTGTACAGTCCCTTTTCGCTTCCGCTCCTGGTTAGTGTGCTTGCTACTCCTTCAGCATCGTACACTCGGTCCCATTGGCTTGTGCCTTGTGGTGTTATTTCTTTGAGTCCTTTTTTTCCTGCGCTCTGTCCAGAACTTCTTTTTGTTGCTGCGAGGATAGGAAATACTTGGAGTCTGGGTTTTCCTCTAAGATGTCCGACAAGGATGATTCTCTCCCTGTTTTGTGGTACTCCAAAATGCTTGCTGTTAAGCACTTGCCACTCTGCATCATACCCCAGTTCATCCATAGTTTTGAGGATAGTGGAAACTGTTCGCCCTTCCTCATGAGAGAGCAGCCCTTTGACGTTTTCAAAGAATAGAATACTGGGTTGCTTGCTTTTAGCAATACGTGCAAGTTCATAAAAAAGCGTGCCCCTTGTATCTTCAAAGCCCATTCTTTTTCCAGCAATTGAGAAAGCCTGGCAAGGAAATCCGCCACACAGGATTTCAAAGTCTGGGAGTTCGTCTGCATTGATTTTTCTGATATCGCCATAGTTCTTCACTCCTTTAAATTTGTATCTTAGTACATTGCTTGCGTGATTGTCTATCTCACTCATGCCTACACATTTGGCGTTTGGTATGGCATTCTGTATACCTATCTCGAATCCGCCTACTCCTGTGAATGTACTAAAGTACTTTATTTGTTTATTTTGCTCCATTGTATACCATCCGATTCCCTGATTGGATCCTTTTCTGTGAAGTCTGCCCATCTTGTGAGTATCACATCCACATACTTTGGATCTATTTCTATGCAGTTGCACTTCCTTCCTGATGTTTCACAGGCCATCAATGTGCTTCCGCTTCCGCCGCATGGTTCAATCACGAGTTCCTTTGGTCTACTGGAGTTTTTGATTAATCTTTTGCTGAGTGCTACTGGCTTTTGTGTGCTGTGTAGATACTCATTGCTTGGATCCTTTCTTTCCCTGATGAGGTCACTGTCTCTTCTGATGTCTGCTATCATGTTGATGAGTTCTTCCTTCTTCAAATCCTGCAGGTTCTCTATTGTTGCATTCAAAATCACTGTCTTGTGTGTTCTGTCTCCGAACCAACTTGGTTGGTCCTTTTTCCTGCAGTACAATATTGGCTCATGTGTCCAGTGATAGTCTGAGTGCCCAAGTACGTGGCCTTTTTCCCATATCAGAGTCTGCTTGATTATGAATCCTGCTTCCTTGAGTGCATTCTCGAATATGATATGATTCACTGATGCGTAGCAAGTGTAGACTGGTGCATTCTTCTTGGTGCATTTGAATACATTTGTGTATATCTGTTGCAGAAACTTGTACAGTTCATCTTCTCTGAGGTCATCGTTCTTCAGGATCTCCCATTCCCTTCCGTTTGGGTTGTTCGTTCCTTTGTAGCTTACTCCGTATGGTGGATCTGTCCAGCACAGGTCTGCTACCTTTCCGTTCATTAATTTCTTGAAGTCTTCTTCCTTGGTTGAATCTCCACACATTACTCTATGATCTCCAAGTATGTAGATTTCTCCGAGTTTGCTTTTTGCTTTCTCCGGGACCTTTGGTGTCTTGTCAATGTTCTTTTCTTTGTCTGCTTGCAGATTTCTGGCCAGGATCTCATCCAGTATTGGTTCATCGAATCCTGTGAGTGTCAGGTCCACTCCTCGTTCTTCCAGTTCCTTCAGGAGTTCAAGCAGTTTGTCATCATCCCATTCTCCTGATATTTCGTTCAGTGCAATATTGAGTAACTGTTCTTTTTCTTCATTCATGTCAATGTAAGTTACAGGGACATCTGTCATCTTCATCTTCTTTGCTGCTTCGACTCTTTGATGACCGCCTACTATGATGTTGTATCTTGCTTTGTTCTTGTTCACAATTATTGGATCCACGAATCCGAATTCTTTAATGGATCGCATGAGGTTCTGCATTTCTCTCTTTGTGATCCTTCTTGGATTCTTCTCATTTGGCTTGAGGTCCTTGATCGCTACATTGACGATTTCCATCTTACTTCTTTCCCTTCTTTCCAGGCAAGGGAAGTGTTGTTTGTGTTGTTTTGATATCTAATATCAGGCCCTTGTCTCCTTGAACCAGTTTTATCGGTTGATCGCTTGTGATCACTATTTTGATATCATCTGTTCCGATATTCTCCAGTGTTGCCTTGTGTTGTGTTACTACTCCATCATCCTTGTCTTTTGTTGTTTTTGCTATTTCCTTCACGTATAATGCTTCTAT